AAGTCCAAAATCTCTTTGATATATTTAAATTCTTTTCTAATTGCCTTTTTTAATTTATCAGTCGCATTGAGATTTGAAAGTTCAATCTCAATTGGAGAATCATAAAGATCGCTAACGATTGCTTCGTTTACGACATCTTCTATTGCTCCATCCGCTTCGGGATGAAGTGACATTTCTCTATATCTTTTTATTAAATCAAATTCTGTTCTATATTGACCTTCAATATCTACATATGAACCATAAAATCCACTAGCAATATAGTTATCAACCCCGTCCTCGTTATTTTCGGGGACGGGGGAAACTATAGAATTGGATTTTTTTTCTGTATCTTCAATAGAAAAACCAAAAAGTTTTGCCATAGTATAAACTAACTAGACTGTTATTTTACTATTTAGCTGATGTTCTCACCACCGGATTGTGGAGCATTACCCTTGAATGCTTCATAGAAATGAACTTGCATTTCTACAGTGAACTCCTGAATGGTGTCAGTGGTTTCATAATTTAAGTCAATTGCAGAAATATTCGTTGGGAATACATCTTTGAAAACATACTTTCTAAGAGTTCTTCCATCACGATCAAGTTGATGAACTTTAGCATCTACCTGATAAAGTGCTGGATCTGTTTCTCCAGTTCCATCATTGAGTTTATTGATGGTATTCATCCACTTTTCAAATGCGGATCTAATGGAGAATGAAGTATCATTGAGAACTGTGATTGTCCAGGTTTCAAATGTTCTGTCACCAGCAATCTTTAAGATTCTTCCTCTAAAAGGAATATCAATGTTGGCAATTGTAGATGCCGGTAAATTTGCTGCTTTTACGAGAAATCTAGAATTCTCAATTACTTCATTTTCATCCTGAACTCCAACGATTGAGGGGAACGTGAGTTCCACCTCAAACAGATTAGGTCTTGCACCACCACCCTTCAGTTTACTCTTAAAGTCACTGATAGTCCTTAATGGTAAGGTGTTTACTTGTTGACGGTTTGCCATTGTTTCTTATACCTCTAAATTAAACGTTACCGATAACTTCTTCAAATGAAACACCAGTTCTGGTGGCAACAAACGTAAGACCGATGAAGTTGATTGATCTTGCGGGTTTAATAAAGATGTCTGCTACAAACTCATTATTATCTATAATTGCAGCAGTGTTGTTGGTTTCGTCGCAAATAACAACGAAGTCAAAGATTCCTCTCTTTGCCTGAACATCACGAAGGAATGGTTCAATAATGTTCACGAAGTTAGTTCTTGTGATTTCGTCATTAAATTCAAACAGTTGATCCTTTGCGGCAGCAGAAATAGCATCTTCAAGGAAGATAAACAATCTACGAACATTAATCCGATCAAATGCTGATGATTTACCAAATCCAGTTTTATCTCCAAAGAGAACAATACCGGCACCAGGAGAGAAGATTACAGGGTTAACTCTATTTGAATAAAGTCTGTCTCTTTCAGATTTGCTTGGATTGTAAGCAAGTTTGACTGCATTTAGGATTGTTCCTCTATTTGTTCCTGCTGGTGAGAACCATGGGAAATTATTCGCATCATTTCTAGCACAAAGTCCAGCAATGTCTCCATTCAGTGGTACATATCTGAAGGTGTTTGCAAACCTATCAAACATATACTTATAACCACTATCAAAAATTCCATAACTTGATGAAGTAACGGGAGCAAAGAAACTAATCACGTTATCTGTAATATCAGATGTAGATCTAACAGTTACTGCTCTGTCATCAGATGTGTCGGTAAGTGCCGCACCTCTGTATGGTGAGATAAATGCTACTGCATCTTTTCTTGCTTCGGCAACAGCAATACACTTATTGGCAAGTGCTTGTGCGTCTTCTTTAGCATATCCGGCAGATCCCATAAGAATGAAATCTACATCAAATCGTTCAGTATTTTCAAATAAACTGTATCCGGATACCAGTCCACTCAGTCCTGCAGTTAATGCACCATCATTTGCTACATTACCAGCACCATCATAATTCCAACCAGCAGTTAAAGTATTGTTAGAATTTCCTGTTGCTGCAAATGTAATTCCCTCTGCTTTTTGGTCCCAAGCAACATCAGTTTCAAGAGTAAAGGTTCCACTTGCAAATCCAGTGGTTACAATACCTGCGGGTTGAGAACCACCAAAGATGTATTCAGAAGAATTCGCAATGAACTTTCTCCAATATGAAGGAGAACCGAGTGAATATTCAGCATCTTTTGCCTTTGATAAGGCAAGATTCTTTTCAAGAATTGTTCCACTGTTTCCTGTGATATCACCATCACCATCAATCACAACAACATGAACCTCGTCAAACCTAGATCCTCTTGCCGCAGCATATGAAGAAGTTCCTGGTCTCTCTGCCAGTGAATTCCACTTAACTGTTGATGAAGATGTTAAAGTTAAAGATTGTTGATCAAACCAGTCTTTTTCAGCACTAACTGATGTGGATGCATATGATGACGTTTGTCCGGCAGTATGAATAGCAACATTTGTGCCAGTTGAGAATGCATATACTCCAGAAGGTTGATAATCAACTTCTGTTACTGTTGATCCAGAAATATGCTCAAGAACTTTTACTGAAACATTAGTTCCATCAACTTCTGTAACAATACCTTTTAAGTGTCCGGTCAGAACTGAGGTTGTTCCAGAACCAGCAACAATTGTATTAGCAGGAATTGCTTGAGTAATTCCCATTCCAACAGCAATATTATTTGCTGCACCCAAAGTTAAGATTTGATCTGCTTTTGCATCAATGATACCAATTCTCAGTCCATTTGACCAAGATCCAGGGTTTCTTGCTGCAACAACAATATCAGTGATTGGATTTTCATCATATCCAAGTTCTTCATAATGATCTAAACTCTTAATTTTAATACTGCTAGCAGCACCAACTTTTCCGTTTTGGAGATTGGTATCATCTGCTCTGACAACTCGTAGTGATCCACCATATGCTAAGAAAGAGGAAGCAGTGAGCCAGTGCTCATAGTGCTTATCTGTGCTATATGGTTTTCCGAAAGTCTCTAAAAGATCCTTTTCGCTTCCGACTATTGTAGGTGAATCGACGGGACCTTGTGCGAAAGGTGCGACAATTGCACCAATGCCTGCAGAGGTTGGGTCTACCCTACCTACTGTCAGATCAACTTCCCTTACTACAATACCGGGAGATGCTAAATTTAGTGGCATCTTGTTTTTCCCTCGCAGCCAAATTTATCTAAAAATATTTATGGAAAGGGGTATTTTCACTGGGGAAACTATGCGTGATATCACCAATCTGGGTATTCCCATATAATATTCTTTACTTTTAAATTTTTTCTATTAACTCTTCTCTTAGTACACTCTTTACATTCATATGAATATGATGATGCCAGAGTTCTATCTTTTCTAGTTTTGTAAAAGTCGTTCAGTAAATTTTTTACCTTTCCACATACTCTACATTTCCTTTCAAGAAATAATAGATGTTCTAATTCAATATCATCATTGAAAGACATTACATATAATCCCACATATATGATCTATCACCATATTCATCAGAATACCATCTATCACCAGAACTATCTACAAAAGTAGTTTCATCATTGAATCCATCTGAAATAAATCCAAATGGTGCCATATCTTGTTCTATCTGATTTTTTTGTTCTTCATATATTCTTTTTCTTACATCATTTTCCGTCATCTCCTTGAAATAATCTTGTGCAACTAACCAAGAAAATATAACAAGACACATTGCCAAGTCATCATTACATCCCTCTTCTGCTTCAAAAGAATTGCCTTTCTGGGCAAAAGTAGTTAATTCTGAAATGACTTCATAGTCAGTCGTAAGTAATTTATCATCCTCTATTAAAGTCTTGAGATTAGAGCAACCTAATTTTTTAACTGCTGCAGTTGTTCTAACACCAAGTTGAGATTTTTTCCCACTGAATCCAGAACCAACTACTTGACCATTTCTACCTCTCATGGCACACATGAGAATATTTTCGTATTCCAAATCATATTGAAGAATACTTGCTACTTGATCACCAATATCATTTACCTCGATTAATAACCAAGCTTGATTATATCCTCTTGCGACATCCAAAATAACATTTGGAAAAAGCATGGGTTTTATTTCATTGTTCCTATATTTGGCAACTACTTTATAGGGAAA